ATCGTTGAAGTACGATATATAGACCCTAGAAAAATTAGAAAAGTAAGACAAGTAAATAAAAATGTAAAACCAGGCACTTCTTTAGAGATGGTGGCAGGTGTTACAGACTTCTTTCTATACAATGATAAAGGATTAAATTCTGGAGCATTGAGTGAAGGTCTTAAAATTTCAGATGATTCTATTACATACGTACCTTCTGGTTTAATTGACCAAAACAAAGGTACTGTACTTTCACACTTACAAAAAGCAATCAAACCTGTCAATCAATTAAGAATGATTGAAGACTCTATAGTTATATACAGAATATCTAGGGCTCCTGAAAGAAGAATATTTTATATTGATGTTGGTAATCTTCCAAAGATTAAAGCAGAACAATATTTAAAAGATGTAATGAATAGGTATCGTAACAAATTAGTTTATGATGCATCTACAGGTGAAATCAGAGATGACAGAAATCATATGTCAATGTTAGAAGACTTCTGGTTACCTCGTAGAGAAGGTGGTCGTGGTACAGAAATTACTACACTACAGGGTGGACAAAACTTAGGTGAGATAGACGATATAAAATATTTCCAAAACAAACTATATCGTTCATTGAATGTACCTATTTCTAGAATGGAAGCTGAAAGTGGATTTAGTTTAGGTCGTGCTAGTGAGATTACTAGAGATGAATTAAAATTTACTAAGTTTGTACAAAGACTAAGAAAAAGATTTACACCTATCTTTACTGATATGTTAAAGTCTCAATTAATTCTAAAAGGTATTGTTACCTTAGAAGATTGGGATAATATGAAAGAACATATTCAGTATGACTTTTTACAAGATGGACATTTTGCTGAATTGAAAAGGGCAGAATTAATGCAAGATAGAATCAATGCATTACAATCTATTGAAACATACATTGGTACATTCTATAGTAAACAATGGGTGCAAAAGAACGTACTAAATATGCAAGATGCAGAGATAGAAGAGATGCAGAAACAAATTAATCAAGAAGCAGGTTTGGATGTTGAAGACGGTGGTATTGATATGCCAACAGGTGGTGATGGAATCACAAGATACCCACAAGATTCAACAGGTTCATTTATATCACCTGATGATTTAAGCGGTGATGAGAGTGATGGAGTAAATAATAAAGGAGAAGATGATGGCGGAAACTAAAGATATAATAGATGCTTTGGCAAGTGGTAATAACATAGGTGCTGAACAAGCATTTAAAGACACAATTGCTGCAAAAGTCGGTGATGCATTAGAAGTAAAAAGGAAAGAGGTAGCAAACACATTCGTTCAATCAAGTAAAAATAAGGTTGAGGATGATGACGCAGAAGTTTGATAACTTTTACAGACCTTTTTTAGAGAAAGACGAACATAAAAAATCTAAGGAGTATAAGAAATTATCTCCTAAGATGAAAAAGGCCGTAGATGAAATATTCAAAGTAATGGATGCTAAACCTTCGGATTTCCTAAATACTTTTGATAAAACTATAAATACAGTAAGTAAGAAGAACAAGGTGCTTGCAAAAGACCTTATTTCTTATTTTGAAAAAGAAGTACTATCAATTTAATAGGAGCAGTTAGATGGCTATTGTTGCAAGAATATTAAGAGACACCGTAGTTAACGCTCCGGGCGCTGGTGGAATAGTTACGATTAAGGTTGATATCGAAGATGATGCTGCTGCAAATGGTGCTATCTTAGATGCAAGTGGTTTAGATGGTCATGCAAACGGTGCAAAACTAGACATCAGTAGACTTTGGTGGGCATTGACTCAAGGAAGTGCTGATGACGATACTGGACATATTGAAATTCAAGAAGTCGCTGCCAGTACTGATATTGTTCAGATTAGACTTGCTGGAACTGGACACTATGATGGTTCTGCTGGATTGATTAAGGGAACTGCCGCTAACACAACAGCAACTTCTGGTGACCATGAAATAACTACTTTCGGTACATCTGGATTTGTTATAATTGAATTTAAAAAAGACAAAGGTTATACAACATAGAGAGTATTATGAATAAAGTAAAACTAATATCTGAATCAATCGCACAAAATGTAGAATACATTACAGAAGAAAAAGCAAACGGTAAAAAAGATTATAAGATTAAAGGTGTCTTTATGCAGGCCGAAATTAAGAATAAGAATGGTCGTGTATATCCAATGGAAATACTTCAAAAAGAAGTTGCAAGATACAACAAAGAATTCATTAAAGAGAACAGAGCATACGGTGAGTTAGGACACCCAGAAGGTCCTACAATAAACCTAGAAAGAGCTTCTCACATGATTACTGCACTATACCAAGACGGACAAAACTTTATAGGGGAAGCTAAAATACTTGCAACACCTATGGGTGAAATCGTTAAGACCCTTATGGAAGAGGGTGCTAAACTCGGTGTTTCTTCAAGAGGAATGGGTAGTTTAGAAACTAAAAAAAATGGTGCAAGTTATGTAAGAGACGATTTTTATCTCGCAACTGCCGCTGATATTGTTTCAGACCCATCTGCTCCTAGTGCTTTCGTAGAAGGTATTATGGAAGGAAAAGAGTGGGTATGGAATCATGGGGCATTAATGGAAGCCGAAATGGTAGAGATGAAGGATAGAATCAATACTAGAGTTCGGAAGAAACAGTCATTAGAACAAAATTTGGAATTTGCAAAGTTCCTTAAATTGTTATAATGTATAAATAAATGTTAATATAGAATAAAATATTAAAACTACAATAGATTCAATTAGGAGATATCCGAATGGCAAATGAAATAGAAAAGACTATTGAAGAATTAGAGGCACAAGTCCTTAGTGAGTTAGAAGAAGCCAATGGTGCTGATGCTCCTAAGAAAGGTGCTGCTCCGACAGAACCTGCTTTAAAAGCTTCTGACGCTTCAAGTGTAACACCTGGCGGTGAAGTACAAGATATGGGACCTGCCGTAACACATCCATCTGACAAATCAGGGCCTGGAACTCAAGCTGGTAAAAAAGCAATTGAGAAAAAGGACGATGCTGCTCAGAAATCTGGACTAAAATCAATGAAAGGTGATATGTCACCTAATGATGGAAAAAAGAAAGTTGCTAAACCTTTAGCTGCTGGTGACCAAGTAGAAATGACAGACGACCAAGAAAATATTTCTGAAACAGAAGAAGTTAAAGAAATGGATAAGGTTGCAATGGTTAATGCTATGAAAGACATGACTAAAGAAATGTCTGAAATGGGAATGGAAACTATCAAAGCTACTTACGAGAAAATGAAAGAAATGATGGATAAAATGGAAGGTGAAACTTCTGTTGAACAAGAAGAAAAAGAAGCATTAAAGAAAGAAGCAGTTGAACAAAGAATTAAAACTATAGACGTTACAGAACATGTTGAAGCTCTTATGAGTGGAGAAGGTGACTTAACAGACGAGTTTAAAAAGAAAGCTGCTACTGTTTTTGAATCAGCAGTTAAATCTAAAGTTCGTGATGAAGTTTCAAGACTTCAGGAAAACTATGAAAACGAAATAGAAGAAGGTGTGAAATCTAACAAATCTGAATTAACAGAGAAAGTAGATACATACATGAACTATGTTGTTGAAGAGTGGATGAAAGAAAACGAACTGTCAGTAGAAAGAGGTCTTAAAGGTGAAATCGCTGAAGACTTTATTGCTGGATTAAAACAATTGTTTGAAGACCATTATGTTGACATCCCTGATGAAAAGTATGATGTGCTACAAGCACAGTCTGACAAAATTGCAGAGTTAGAGGAGAAGGTTAATAAGTCTATTGGGGAATCAATAGAGTATAAAAAATCTAATGACACTTTGACTCGTGATAAAGTTATCTCAGAAGTTTCTTCTGATTTGGCTGATACCGAAATTGAGAAGTTTAAAGGACTTACAGAAGATGTTGACTTTGGTAACGAAGAAGATTTTAGAAGTAAACTTGATACTTTAAAAGAGAGTTATTTCCCTAGAACTATTAAGGAAACAACCTCTAATATAGATAATGTAGAAACTGGCCCTGCACAGGACATTGACGTTACAGGTTCAATGGCTGCATACAGTAAAGCGATTGGAACTGCTGTC